TGTGCTCCGTATGCGGGAGCTGAAGACCAAACAACACCAGTACCTCCAGTAGATGCTGTAAGGATCTGGCCGCTTGAGCCGATAGCTAAAGCACGGACTGTGTTGCTTGCACTTCCTATAATAAGATCTCCTAAGGAGCCTGTAGCGGAATAAGCAGCTGAAACTATGTTGAGTCCTCCAGCAGAATTGACTACAGTGGTAAGACCCCCAGCGGAGTTCTCAAATATAAGATTTCCCGAGGTGATGAACAGAACTCCTGCTTGTGTTACAGAGGCAACTACAGGAACAACGGGGGTTCCAGTTTGAGCTTGGAAGCTTACAGTTGTGTGAAACCCTGCAGCATTCGTGCCTGTTTGGGAAGCTGGCCAGATGTGCTCATTAGCCATGCGACTGCGAACGCCTGTTTTTATGTCACGGGCTATGTCATCTATTTCGTTAGCGAGGGTGCTGTTTGTTGGTTCGCTTTCATTCCAAGAACTTCCGTCGTACGGCATGGGTGACTCCTTATTTTGCTAGTCCATTTACTACAGGCTTACCTACGATTAAGCTCAATGTTACGTTAATGTTGCTTAGCGTGTTTATCATTTCTCGTCGAATACTTGCGTTGTCCGTTAGCTCTTGTAAGACCTTTGTGTTAAAGTTCATCTGGTTGGCGTAGAGCATAATGCCTAGTGCAATTACTGAACCTGCTTTAATTGCATCACCCATTGTAATGCCAAACACCATTTTAGAGATTTGGCTATCGTATTCCCTAGCAGGGCGGTCAAATACTTTTTTACCATCGTTGCTGTATCCTACAATCCTTGTTACCATCACCTCTCCTTAGTTAACTATGTATAGAACAAAACTACGTGCATGAATTGCGCCATTAGCGGCTTCACTAGCCATCGCGTAAGTCATAGGATAAAGAGTTCCAGGTGTTAATGTAGATACATTTAGGGCTGCTGATTCAATCCAAGTTCCAGTGCCGCCACCTACAATACTAGCTGTAGCAGAAGCTGTGCCTATGATTACAGTGACGGTGCCTGAAGTAGTCTGGCATACAGCGTAGACGGAGAACTTCATTGTATTAACCGCTGTGTTGTGTAAATACATAGACTCCAATATAGTCTTTGAGCCAACAGCAGCTAGGTACATTTGGGATGCTGTTGTGGAGATAGCAAAGTTTATAAAAGAACTCGCGCTATTTACAAATATGATTCCACCATTGTTAGAAGAGAGGCTTGTATTTCCCCCACACCATTCCCAGACAACATTAGACTTATGAGGGCCTGAGCCAAATATTAGATTTCCAGCGGAGACTTGCAGGACTTGTGAAGAGGTACCTACTGTTGCGGGAAAAGAGTAGGTTCCAATAGAGAGCCCACCTGCAGTTATAGTACCTCCTGTGCAGTTAACTACATTTGCGGTAACTGTGCCAAGTGCGGTAAGCAGTCCTGCGAATGTTCCTGTAGTAGCTTGGAAAGAAGTTAAGCCTGTTAGAGCCCCGGAGGTTGCTATAACGCGAGCTACTGTAACGAACCCTGCGGAGAATGTGTTAAGAGACGTGTTGATGGCAACAGGACCTACAAGATTGCTTAGGTCAGCAGCAGCGCCTGTACCTGGAGCTGGTGTTACAAAGAGAGCATTCCCTGTAACTATAGTAAGGACATCACCAGCTCCACCTGCAGTAGCTGGGTAGCTGTACGTGCCTACGGTTAAGGTATTAAGTGTAAGGGCACCGCCTGTAGCAGTTATGGTGTTAAAACGCCCTGTGTTAGCAACTAGTAGGGTGCTTCCAGACGCTGTGCCAGACATGACAGGATTGACTAATACAGGAGTAGTTAGGGTGAGGCTTGCTTTAAGCTGCCCTGTGCCTGTATGGGCTACTGCTAGAATAGCATCTATGGAGGATAGTGGATTAGCTATATGAGACGTTACGCTAACTACATCTGATGTTGTAGCTAAGACAAATCCAAAGTTTGGAGAAGTTGAGCTCATTATATCCCTTTAAGTTAGACTGTGTTTTCTCTAAACAAGACTGCAAAACTTCCACCTGAAGATGTGCCATCTACAGGACCTGTGATAGCTGCTGGAGTGGAGAACATAACAGAGCCTCCAGAGACGGAGCATATAGTTGTAGCGCCAGATTTAAGTGTGATGGTGGATGCTGCTGCTCCCATCACTATTCCACCTATTGCAATGTTGGTTCCTATGACGATCGCTGCACCTGTGGTCCATGCTGATAATTCCATCGAGTTATTCATCTTACCCATAAAATCTCCTTATGTTATAACTGTCCAAGTTGTGGTGCTTGTAGTTGAATTCGTAAAGGTGTAGCCTGCTAAGTATCCCCAGGTGTAGCCTAAGCCTGGTGTTGGTGCACCTCCAGCTATAAGCCCTACCCCCAATTGAAACCGTTGGTCTTCTTGAAGCTCCGCAATTGTTGATTGAGATAGCCCCGTTGTGTTAATAGGTGCTTGGGGAAATATTACACGAGCAATCGCCATTACGCAGGAGCTCCTTTAGTGAATGTTGTACCATCATCGCTTAATGTGCCTGTACCTACAACTGTAGTACCATCGTAGGCGTAAAGTGTTTCTCGAGTTGATGTGACAGTGCGCTTATGGTGTAGGTATTGATAGTTTGCGACGGCCTTATCATATATAGATGCTGTAGCTGCAGGCACAGCGGATACTTGTTGTGTTACGGTTTGTAAGATAACACAGCAGTTTGATGCTGCTGTTCCTGAGTCTCGAGCAGCTATGATAATGTTACTTGCGTCCATTTCACTTGCAGTAAGTTGCAGATACCATTTAGAACGCGTGATAGTAGCATCTCCTGTATCTGTTGTTATAAAGACAGCAGCGTTGACGCAAGTAGCAAATTGGCCTCCGTCTTTAGATATGCCAATGTAGGTAAATGTGCTTATGGTAGGAGGGTTGGCTCCTAATGTCATGCAAGCGCTGTATACAACAAAAGGTGTGGCACGTGTTGGTATATATGGAAGATAGTACATAGTTTGCTCCTTATTGCAATTGCCCCCATGTGTATGTTTGCCACTCAGCCCAAATATTCTTAAAATCGTAGTGCGATACTGTCCAGCCTGAAGGTGTTGCTGCTATTATTGTCCAGCCGCGCCTAGAGCTTCCTGGAAATAGTAGTAGTAGGCTCATAAGTCACCCCACCAACTTGAGCGAGGAGTCATAACACCCGTGGTTGAAGTAACTGGTGCAGCTTCTTCACGTTGAACTGCCCCAATATCTAGGTACCCACGAGTTGCTGAATCCCCACCACCTTCTTGCCTCTGCTTTGCCCCTATATCAAGATAACTTGTAGTTGCCATATTAAGAAAGCCCTGGGAATGTTCCTGGGAACGCTACTGCCTTCATGTTTGTGCCAACGGTGTAATCATGTCCTGTCTGTACCCACCAAGTAATTGCTGAACCAGAACCGCTTGACGTGATATTACTACTAACCGTCAAGGTAGTTGTAGTGTGTGAGGTGATGAGATACTTAACTAACCCTATTCCTGTGCCTGTGCCTGCTGAAATGTAAAGGAAGTCTACGTTGTCTTCCACATCACCAAATGGCGTTCCAGAGCCTACCGTTAGCACGTTGGTTGAGGACGTGGCACTTGAGCCAGTAAGTAAGGTCACGTCGGTAAATCCTGGGTCTAAGGCTATATCATTTACACCTTTATACCAGTTTGCATTTACATCGGTGGTGTTGTTGTAAAAATTATTATAATCACCATAACACGCTGCTTGCAAAGTGTCGGCGTGGGTAATTCCTGTAACAAAGCCGTATATGATTGAATTAAAAATTCTTGCAAGATAAGACGCTGTTAGAATATTCCAACCCGTCCCCCTTGGGGTTGATACACCAAAGATTGTGCAATTCATTATGTTATATTGGGCATTAAGTGAAACTGTGCTATTCAAGGCAAATGATACATTATCCGCAATAATACTATTTACCATTTGCATAGACTGTGCGCCTGTAGCTGAAATTATCCCAGTATCCGAGTCATGGAAATAGCATCCTATAACCACAGTTCCGCTTGCTTGAGGCACAAAACTTCTGCCTCGATAGCTTATAAATTCACTATCTATAAGTGTATTATTCGTACTTGATGTGGTTAGCGCATTTAGATTAGCTGTTGTAGATGTATTTATAAATTTTGAGTTTCTTGTTATGCTTGTGATTGAAAAAGAAACAGCAGATGTTCCTGTATGAATAAGATTAATCGCATCCCAGGAAGCACCTGTAATTGTAAACGCATTTGCGCCACGGTCAATAGTTGGTCTATTACTTCCTGTTGGAACATCTCCTCGTAGTGTTTGATAACCTTCAATTGCTATTGGCTGTCTTGTGGCACCAGCAGCACCTATATTAATTGCTTCCCCTAACGTGAAACCTGTCTTGGTAAACCAGTGAAATGCGCCTGTACCGTTTGTAGCTACCGAAATCTCAAAAGCCTCATCATCTAAGGTTGAATTAAATGAAAGCGCACCACCAATGTAGAAGTCTGCCGCTGTATAAGTACCTGATGTCCTATCTAGCACCATCGTGTTTGCGTCGGTGACACTTACCACCTCGTACCAACCAACCACCTCGTCCGCCCCTGTAGCTGAAATCATGTGAAGGAGGTTGCCTACCATGACCTTCGTGATGCCGCCTGTTGCTGTGGTAAAGGTAGTAGATGCGCTTGATACCCCGTCTGTTGAGTGAACGATAGCCGCTGTTCCTTGTGAGTAGTCGATTGTGAATACTCCGCCCGTAGGCGTGCCGACTGTCGCACAACCAGCGGCGGTATTGGCTAGGTATCTTGGAGATGGATAACCTGATGTAAGAGTAGTCTGTACAGCTTCCCCGACTGCCGCAGAAAGTGTTGCCTTGTTAGATGCGACGGATGCAATTGAGTACCAGCCTGGTGTCCAATTTGTGCCTGATTTAATGTATAGCCAATGCCCTACGTCGCCGGCGACAAAGTTGTAACTTGCAGAAGAACAAACAGGGCTGTTGGTGTTTGCGGTGTTGCTATCCGTTGTTAGGTCAGTCAACATATTAGCATTAGCAGGGTTGAAACCGCCACCATTAACGTTGTTAGCCGTTGCCGTGTTATTTATTTCCATTACTGTTTTTGCGCCAAGTGCCATTATTCCTCCACCGCTACAACTAGCTTAGCTTCAACTAGTTTTTTTAGGTCAACTGGTTCTGATACTTTCTCTGCCGGGATGTCTTTAGGGTCTGGAACAGAAAGCCCAAACTTAGTCCATTGCTTCGTGCCACCTATAGGTACGGTAGGTAAGTTGTTCTCGTCAATCTCCCAGAAGTTTAAATCATTTTGCGCTTTAAACCTTTTCTGCGAACATTCAATTACGGTGTTTCCTGGTGGAATGATTAAGTTGTCAAGGTTACATTTCACAAAAGTTACGCCTGTCATGCCTTCTGGAAATGGCGAGTAGTCTGGCTCTTCATGGTAAAAGATAGAAGAATAAACCACGATGTCGCTTGGCATCTGGTTGACTGGAACGTGCATGTTGGAAAAGTTCTTAAAACTCCACTCGTCGTTGTAATTGATAATTTCGCTGTTTAGTTGTACTTTGCCCATGTTATTCCCTTTTTTCTACGTTACCGTAAACCCTGCAGCAAATAGGGAAGAAGACCCTGAAGCCGACGGGGTAAATGTTAAAGATTGTGCTGAATTAAGAACCATAGGGCTTTGTAATGATACCGTAAAACCCCCCTTAGTTGCTAGATAGACAGACATCTTAGTTGTAGCTGCTGAGAATATATCTACCCTTGCCGGGACATCAACAGATAAGATCATGTCTGTGATATAAAGCGTATGTGCTCCAGAGGTCTTAACGATTGTAGAAGCCCCTGAGGTGGTGTTTACTGCAAAAGCGTCCCATCTTGAAGAATGTGCTGTGCTTACAAAAGCTCCTACAACAGCGGTGGTAGCTAGAAGTCCTGCACTAACTGTGCCGGTTGTAATTGAGGCAATGGTCACGTTTGCAGCTGTGACAGCAGGTGTGCCTACAATTGAAACCGTGCCTGTTGCAATTGATGCAATTGTAACACCTGATGCAGTAAAGGCAGGAGTTCCCACGATGCTAACCGTGCCTGTTGTGATGGATGCGATTGTGACGTTTGCAGCTGTGACAATCTGTGCTGAAGGAAATACTGTGTAAACAGCTCCAGTGGTTGTTAAGGCAATAGCTCGTCCTGTGGTTGCACCCGTTTGCATCCCAAGTACAAGAGTTCCTGTACCTGTAGCTGCCATAGAAGTATCACCTATGCTGTACTGTACGCCTCCACCACCGCCAGATACCGCAACTGTGCCTACTACTGTGACGGTGCCTGTAGTAATTGATGCTATAGTAATATTGGCAGCAGTAACACTTTGCACGGAAGGGAACACAACATACTGCGCACCTGTAGCAGTTACTGCTATCGCACGCCCTGTAGTAGCTCCTGTCTGCACACCTATAATTATACTTCCTGTTGCAGTTGCCCCCATGTCAGTTGCACCTGCAGAATACTGTGCACCCCCACCTCCTCCAGAGACAGCGACGGTGCCTACTACAGTGACTGTTCCAGTAGCTAAACTTGCAACTGTGACACCAGAAGCTGAAAGCACATTAACTACATTCACTGTGCCTGTAGTCATGGATATGATGGTGAATGATCCTGTTGTAGCTGTGAGAGATGTAACACCTACAGCGACGGAGCCTGTAACAAATAAGGGATTAGCAGATGGTGCAGTAGCTGTTATCCCCCCAGTTACAGAGACTATTTGAATGTAGTCCGTACCTACAAGGGTTGCTGCAACTGATGGTCCTGTGCCACTATTTATAGGTATACCACTCATGTTATCTCCATAGGGTGCCGTTACCAGCGCCTGTTACAAAAGGATTATTCCAATATTCCCCGGTGTATGTGTTAGGTTGTGAAGCGTAGCCTTCAGAGAATGGTGCCCAGTCGGGGAATTGTTCTAGCATCATCGTCTCATGGTCTTTAATGATAGCATTACCAATAGCTTCCCAAACGGAGGCGTCTTTAAGCTCCTGCATCCAACGAAATGCATACATGGTAGCGTATGCTACAATAGCATCATCTAAGTCGGTGTAATCGCTAAATTGAGCATCTGTAGAAAGAGTTGTGGGAAAGTAGCTATAACGCAAAGTCATTGGGTATTCTTGGTCGGGTATAGCGATTAGTTCAAAGGTTAGCGTATCTGCGTATGGTACATAAAAAGTTGGGATGGCTGTTGTAAGTGTTGCTGGATATGGAACCTTCTTGTCCATTTCCCAAGGCATGACACATGTTAGTTTTCTGCCATTAAAGTCCGTGTCACTTAAGCCTAAGCGTAGGGATAATACACTTCTGAAGCGTGATGGAAGTGAGTAGGATTTCTGGTCAGTTACAGTGTCGGAAGTTGCAATAGCTTGCAGGAAGTCTGCCTTGCGTGCAATTAACATCTGTGCACGATTTATGTATGTTACCACGCGAGAAGCTAGAGTAGTCCCTGATTGTAAAGTCAGGGAACTACTCTTAGCACAATTATCAAGCGCTTCATTAGCCATTTGAAGGCGTGTAAGCGTACCTGCCATTAGAAGCCTCCAGAAGCTGTCCCTACAAGTGTTCCTATGTTGGTGCCGCTTGTGAATACTAAGTAAGCACGGGTTGCTACGTTTGAGGCAACTACGGTGAACACGCCTTTAACAGTCTCGGTGCCTGTGCCAGAAAGTGCAGCAACAACCATGACAGGATACCTAAAACCATGGCTTTGTCCGTAGACCAACTCTGATAATCTGCGACGTTTACTCATGTGAGACTCCTTATGTTCAGCTTGTCTTTAGGGGGTACAAGCCACTCCGTTATCGCTTACTTCTGCCCATCTACCGTGATAAGGGTAAGATCGGGTGTAGGCTCATTTCCTACAAGCCTAGACTTATACACAATAGGAGGCTTGACTTTTAAACTAGCTTCTACCTCTTTCATGCGATTAACTAAGAGAGTTTGATGTATGTCCATTTGCTCTGGAGACAATTGCACTATAGCTTTTGTCTTTTGCATCTTAGCCATGCCCATGTTCATAAAATGTGGACGGGTCTCGTCTGTGATGCCAGCATGGTTTAGTCTGACTAGCATGTGTGCGTAAGGTTTGATGCCAGCTTCCATTAAGCGATCACAGAACCAAGAGTCCGTCGGGTATTCGTTGGTGCAGTGGAACCATGGTTTCTTGATTTTATCAAATACTTTAAGGTCGATCAGGGTAAATGGAAATGGTGTTAGGTCGCACTCTTGAATTGTAATGTCGATACCCTTACCACAAGCGGCACAAAACTTAACATCCCAATGGCTTTGGGCATGTTGGCAATGTGGGCAGGTAGCTGGAACCTCATACAAGCGATACATGGAAGTGTCTGCTGGCATGTCGATAACCTTCTTTGTAGGGTCGTAGCGACGGAAGACGCACATGGCATGTGGGAATTTAGAGGCGTGCATGACACCAGAGATGAATTCCTTTTTAGCATTAATTAAGAGTTCTAACATCTGTGGAGTAACGTCAAATATGTCATCATCCATAAGTAGGATGTGGGTGCATTTGTTATGCTGGGCTGTCTTAACTAAGTATTCTTCAGCCATGTGTACAGGTTTACGGTAGGCAAAATGGTACATGATTTCATACTGTCGATTAGGTGTTAAGCACAAGGCAGTCCAGAACTTTAAGAAGCTCTCGTAGAACTCGTAGCTAACTGAGAGCATAGGAATGCCAATCATAATGCGAAGACGGCCAGCTGGAGGAGGTAGCACTGGTGACTTAGCGGGGTCTGGTAAGATATCTAAATGCCCCTCCGCATTTACACGAATAGCATTAGCTGGAATAGGAAGTCCTGTTACTGGATCTGGTGGCATCTCAGTCGAAGGATATACAGGAGCTGGAATTGAAGGACACACCTCTTTGAGGCGATTTTCTAAAAATGTGATTTGGCCCTGCATATTGTGTATGTGGGCGTGAAGCTGCTGATTTAGCAGGTGTACTTGCTGCTCATATGGGATGCTGTCGAAAGGCACAATATTGCCCATAGAGTCTTGCACGATTGGTTTTGGTAATTGTCCGTTTGTTGGTTTCGCGTCTTCCATTTAGTCTCCTTTATGTTTTCGCTTACTTCGTGTTTTGGTCCCATGCAGCTTGTCGACGGCAGATACCACAACTAAGAAGGCCATTAATGACCTCATATTGAGGCCCTCCTTGACAACGGCATAGCCTGAACTTTAGAAAGAAATGGTAAATCTTCTGCCACAAGGTCTTTTTAACTCGCATCATACTCATCCTTTCTGGCGCTGCAGAGGGGGTGTTTTTAGGCACCCCCATTCCGTAGCGTTTTCTCATGGTAAGATCTGCAACGTGACAGGGTTATTCTGTCCAGCTGTTGCTGCAAGGGAGCTGTTCTTCCCGATTTGGTAGGCCACTGTTGCTAAACCACCATTTGTGGTGGCATCGAATGTGGTTACTACCCCGCCTGTAGTTCCTAAGTGCAATACACCAGCTGCAGGTGTTGCTGCGACGTGGAACGGATTGGCAGGACCCCAAGATTGCATCCAGAAGTAGGCACCTGAAGTGACTGCTGTTGGAGCAATACCAACGGGAGTATGAAGGTTTTGAGAACCCACAAAGACATTAGAAAATGGATTCTTCATAAGCCAGAATACTACACCTGAGGTAATTGTGGTGTTTAAGCCATCGTATAAGGTGATAGCAAAGCCAGTTGAGCCAGCTGCGTTACCCTTAATGCGATATAGCTCACCAGCAGCTGCGCCTGCTGCAGCACCAAAGTAACCTTCAGCATAAAGGTTAGCAGCGACGGCAGCAGAAGATGTGCCACTGATGACTTTTGCACCAGCAGATGTTGCAGCCACTGCGAAGATACCGCTTTGGTGAGAGGCAACAGGTGCTTGTGCGCATAAGACTTGACCGCCACCTACAGAAGCGGAAGCTTGTGCGTAGTAATACACACGATCTGCAATGCGCAGGCGTGTACCGAGCGGAGCATTCTGCGTTGTGTCCGGCTCGTAGATGCTTTGAGGTATTGGGATGATCGGGTCATTGACCAATACTTGATTCGTTGGAACACCCATTGTGATACTCCTTTGGCTTTTTTGTCTGCCTCATAAGGAGCATTGTCTTGCTCCTTGGAGACTAAGTTATCGCTTACAGCGTGTTGCAAGGTTACGCAATGGCTGTTAAGACACCCAAACTAGCCCGACGAGAGCTGACGAAGTTTAGCTTGATAGCTGTCTGCGCCACGCGGTCGTTGACTTGGTTAGGGATAGCTTTCCATTCCGTCATGTCAAAGTTTACATCTGGATCTATGGTGATACCGCAATACTTGCTGGTTAGCATGTACATACGACCAGATGGGCATTGCGAAGACCACAATAAGGGAATACCTTTCCAGGCAGTACTCATGCTTTCTGGATCAGCGCCTTCTTTGACGTTGATAATCATGCGTTGCTCAAGCACTTCGTCGTCGAACAACTCAGCAACTGTCTGGGTTGTGATTAAGATGTTAGGCAACATACGTGTTTTGCCTTCAGAGCAGGTGTTAGCTAAGTTACGCATATCGGACAGGAGATAGACTGATGCTGCGCCAGTGCTAGTCTTCTGCCTATTTTGCCACCAAGAATAAGTGGTTTGCGCAATGTTTCCAACAGTACGAGCTACAGTAGGAGTTGCGTCGACGATATTACCTAAACCGTCGATGTCTTTACCACCGTTACCCGTGCCGTCCAAGAAGATCTGTTGCTCGATTAAGTCGGTCAACGAGTCCTTCAAGTTATCTATTTTAGCATTAGCTAAGGATAGATGTTGCTGGACACTCTTGTTTTGGGTGTCATCTGTGAAGTAACGAACGATGCTGCCTGCTAACCATTTCCATTGATACTGAGCTACCGTGAGGAACTTAGTCTCAGATAAAGAGATGGTATCTCCACGACCTAACGACTTGACGGTTTCATTCTTAGCATAGCTAAGAGGCACTTCTAAGTACCGCCCACCAGTGCCATTAAACGTAATTCCGCCACGCTTAAATAGCTCATTAGTTAATGGCGTAGCTGTAAAGATGCTATCAGTTACTTCTTTCTTACGATTATTCCAGGTTGACGTATATAAGTCATCCAGGATTTCTGTTCTTGTTGGGACTGCCATGGGAATTACTCCTTATATTTTATCTCCCGAAAGTCCGTGCTTGGCTGATACCTCTGCCCATGCAGCTTGCGCTGCAGCATGAGGATCTTTGAATGTCTTGATGGTGTCACCTTCTACAGGAACCCTGGAGCTAGGTTTTTCATTACCTTGAGCTGGCTTAGCTGGAGGAGTTTCCTTTGGTTTTGGTGTAGCCTCTCCTACTTGAGCCTTTGCTAAAAGGTAAGCTTGCTCGATGGTAAGCTCATTATCAGAGCCATTTAAGATCTCGACGATCTTATCTTTATGGTCGTCGAAGTCGGTATGGCGGGCTTTTACATCGTCCAGCTCTTGGCGAATTTGCACTTGACCAAGCCTTTGATTAATAGGCTTGAGTGCATCCTGCACTGATGTTGCAACACCTGTGGCGATAAGACCCTGTAACTGTTCAAGCGTCATGCTTTGCAGGTTTACAGGTGTGGTTCCTGGAAGAGCTGGCTTAGGCTTGTTCTTGGTTTCTAAGTACGAGATGTACTCGGGGTCAAGCAGCTTATTGCGCAAGTCTTCCATGGTACGTGTGGTCTCTTCGGCCTTAGACTTCAATTGCTCAAACTCGGCTTTTGGGACTGTTTCTACGGTTGGTTGTTCAGACATTTGATACCTCCGTCGTGGGGGTTGTTACTGGTTCGCTTGATTCGTAGCTGGGTGGATAAGCACGTCGAGTCGCGAGTTGCTTAGATTTATAAGCACGTCCGATTGTGCGGCCTATAAGCTGTACGTCACGACCTACCCAGTCACCACCGAACTCGTACTTGGGGGCTAATCCTGGAACTAAGGTGATGTGCAATGTCTTAGCTCCTTTAGCCTCCTCAAGTGCTAGTCCTGCTTTCTTTGTAAATTTTACCATCGCTTACCTCCTGTTTAGAAGTTCCACTCAACGCCTTTGCCTTGAGATGAGGACTTCATAAATGCTTTAGGGATCAGGTTCTTGCCTGTCCGTTTATTCTCTGCCATGATGACTTCCTTTAAGTGATGCTTGTCACGTATGAATACTGGCTTAGGGCCTATGTTCTCCCAAGTGCCTCGTACCCAGTCTCGCTGCTTCTTCACCCGCTCACCTTCAACAGATCTTCTACTTGTGCCATATGGGTCAAGTGATGTAGCAACTGCACTGTGCTGACCTAATACTGGTGTAGCCATCATCTGCCTCGCCCAGCTGATTGGATCGCTGCCAGCTGTGCAGGAGCGATGGGTTGTTGTGCAGACCCTCCCATACCCCCCATAGCTTGCTGCATCTGCTCTGACATTTTATTACCTGCACCAGATTGTGCGATTAAGCGATCTATATCGAGGCCAATATCATCAAAGTTACCGAACAGTGCTCGTTGTATCTCTGCTGGAACTGGCACGCCTTGCTGTATCTGCCCTTGGTTCATCTTAGTCCACACTTCAGCTACTTCAAGCAACTGTTTACGCTTGGTGTTGCTGTCCATGTTAGCACCCTCTTCAGGTGTGACGATGAGATTATAGTCGTCCTTGATGGCTGGGCCATTAAACTTAACCCACCATTTAGCTCCATCTGGCCCTACAATACTCTCCACTTTATCAGCAGTCCAATAGGTGAATATGTATGAATTGAACTTGCGCACCACTTTACCAAGCAAGTCAGCCATAGCGTCCCGGCGCTCGTCGAGTCTAATGTTTAGTGATTGCATGACTGCGTCAGTTTCAGCAGCCGAGACGTGTGTCTTACCTTGATAGTCACCCATCAACACCCGACTAAAGCCAACCATCTCACGCACGTCACCTTGGACGACAGCGCCCATAGCATTAAGGTCATTCAATATACCTGAGACTCCTGGATTTAATGGCAGCACCGCATCTCGTAATCCTGTATCACTATCTATTTCTACAAATGCCCCAATATCACCAGATTTCAGCTTTTGCTTCTCGGCTTCAGTCAAGGCCCCCTTCTTAATAAGAGCCTTCATGATATCTACTTGGCGATGGCGCATAGCTTGTGTACGGATGTCGATTAGTTCAAGTAATTGGGGCTCAATGATACGTGCATCAGGAATTCCGTAGATGTAGTCAGGATCTGGGTTGAAGCTAAGTGTTTCGCAAGGAAGCCCATCTACCTGCATCTCATCTTGCTCATTACGAAGGAGGTTTGTGCTGTTCATCGTCAGCGCGATCACTTTACCCGTCTTAGCGTTGTGCACCTGCCAAAGTTCTACCCATCTAGCATCTGGATCTGGAGAAAAGTTATTAAGGTCCTTCAAGTCTACTATTTGGCCGCCATCGGGATTAGTGCGAATAGGGGTAACCTCGCCTTGCAGATCAGTGGTGTTAGAGTATTTCTTATCTGATTTTAGGTCAGTTACACGCCTAAATACCCTCATAGCAACCCACTCACTGCTCTCAATGTCAGTACAACCCCACGGAAAAACCACATCCTCAGGTCTGTTACGCAAGAACCATGGCATTCCGGGAGAAACCCCCTTATTTACCTCTATCTTGTCACCTTTCTTGTTAAACTGCGTCATGGAGAACTGTCCTGTAGGGTCAGAAAGAGCGCTGTCGTAGCCAAACATGGAGTCATAGCCTACAAAACCAGTCGCTGTGCCTGCAAAGAAGCAGTCTGCGACCATTTTCTTTAGTTCCCGCTTAGTCATGAGCTCGTAGAGCAGCCAATTGTCGAGTTTCTGCACAATCCTGGCGTTCAACTCTGCTAAAGGGCCCGGCTTGCGCGGGGTCACAGTCACTCTCGGGTTTCTAAGCACGATTTGTGGTGTTAATGAGCGTAGTACAGAGTACATGATGTTAACAGGAAGGGTTCCTTGGGCAAACTCGTGTCTGTAGTAGCTTTTAAATCTCCCCCATTCTTGTGAACGACCCACTTTTCTTTGAAATCTCAAACCGTTTAATATGCGATCTTGCCAGAGTTTGGATTCCGTCAGCCCGTTAAGTTCCATTTTTCACCAAGTAGGTAACCATCTTGTTTAAGATCTCAATATTGTCTTGCACCCCACCCAAATATAAGTTACAACGAGAGCATAACCAACCTCTAAACTTACCTGTTTTGTGGCTGTGATCGTAGCAGATCTTTCCACCTTTACCACAGATCTCACAAGTATCTGGTTTGGGTCTACCGGCAACACGTTCTAACTTCTCTAAGTTTCTTCGGTTTTGGTAGACTTTAGAGCTTGCTTTAACATGTTCTCTTTGCCAATATGCTCTGTGCTTAGCTGCAATCTTTTCACGGTGCTTCTCCCTATACGACCGATTAAACTCATAGACACAGTCTTTACAAGTTTTTCCGTGCCCATCTAGACTGGTAACTCGACGGTGAAATACAGAAAGAGGTTTGTCTTCTCTACAGTGGTTGCACTTTTTAGATAACTCTACCAATTAGCACGCCCCACCTTTAGCAACAGATTTCCTACCTTGCTTAGCTGCCTTTATCATCTTTGCCCGCATAACATTGTTTAGCTTTGCCATCACTTATCTCCACGTAGATGCTTCCATGTTTTAGGCCCAACTGCACCATCTGTAGCTAGACCCTTTAATTTCTGAAACTCCCTTACCTTATTAGTATCGTATGGCTGTCCTGTTAATACTGTGTAAGCATTCTTGTAAGCCCTTCCTGATGTATCTTTAGCCCGTGCGTAGTTGGAGTTTACTACTTCATCAGCTGCTCCTTGCATATCTCCTGCTTGCATCTTTTCACGCAGATTGTGGAAGCCGCTTAACCTAGCTCCTCCCATGTTATAAGCCATATCAGTTAGAACAAACTGCCTATTTGGGTCTAGCTTCTTATACGTACCCTCACCTACAAAACTTTGTGCATCTGCTTGTGCTAAGGCTATCCTCTTCTGCAACACCACCTGTGCTTCTTGTGGTGTAAGCTGCCTTCTTCCCTGCTGCACCTCAAGCGGCATGAGGCTTACTGTTACAGGGTCTTTCATGTTGAAACCAAAGCCTTGTGTAGGAATACCCCTTGTATCCTTATAGGTATTCTGCCTATATCCCTCCCGCTCTACTATCCTAGCAGCTACTTCATTAGCCACGCGTTCTCCAATGGGTTAGAAAATGGATATAGGCTTGTTCTACTTGCTGCCTTATCTTCCATCTCCTTCTCAAGCGCATCAAATGCAGCCTCGAGGCGTCCTTCCTTAGTAATCTCAAATGTATTTAGCACCGCATCTACTGTAGCTACAGCTGGGCGTTTAGCATATCTATGAAGAAATCCAAGAGTATCTGCAATATCCTTGGTTGATGTGTAGGGGTAGTCCTCGAGTTCCTGAAGGAGATTGGACATAGGACGTAGTACATGAAGCATGCCGTTCGTCACAACAGGTTCTAAGGACTCAATTCTTAGTGCCTTGGCATTAGCCTTGTTATCTGTAGGGATTGCTTCCACGCTGTAGGCAAATCCCCCTTCTTGTTCCATCTCTTGCTTAGCGAAATGTCTTAGTGCGATCTGGTAACCCACTTCCTCGATGTAGACCTTACTTCCAAACTGCGCAGCGTGGCTCTTCATGAGTTCTATCATCTGTGTTGGGTTAAACTTTCCTGCATCTATACGGTAAATCCAAAGGTGATTACGTGAGTCACGCCCACCAGTTAGAACGACGTTGCGGCATATGCGCTTACTGTCTTTCCAACTTGCGAGATCAACAAAGGTCAGTAGCTTCATACCCTTAGGGTATTCATCAATCGTGTCATGGCGATGCACGTAGGCTATAGCAAACTTAATCTCATCTCCCACGCGCGGCCTGTTGAGGTACTGCGTTTCAAAGATCTTAGCACCCTGGCTTGCACGGATGTTCTCCAATGTTTTGATGTCATATCTCTCTGGCCATATACAGTAACTGTCGTCAGGCACAGGCCACAGGGCATCCTTCGTGACTGCGATCTCAAAGACTGCGTAATGGGTTTCCTGCTTGCGTATGTAGTCGATGACGTCGTGGGGAGCCCAGCGTGTGCCTGTATTATCTATGCACCCTGTTTGGGGGTTGGAAAGTAGCGAGAATGTAAGCTTATGCCATCCGATAGCGTTATCAATGTCCTCTTGGGAAGGCATAAGTTCTTGGCCTGTGAAGTCGTCTTTCTTTGCGTATACCAAATCATCTTCGAGTATGTGGTCGAAGTGTTGGGAGATGACTGAGCCGCCCACGCCGACTGCGGTATACGTTCCTTCAGTGTAGTTTCCTGGACGATTGACTTGTGCGCAGTGGTCTGACCATCGTACTTTGTTGAACTCAGGTACGAGATCTGGAAATGCAGCTTTGAGACGGTCGTTATTTTCCCACTCTGACTTGATTTTGTTGACCATCTTTGCAGCGTTGTCAATGACGTTAGATGCGACCAAAATACGGACATTAGCTCCCTTATATGGATAGACAGACGCATATAGGCCCTCCTCATCTGGAAGAGTTAACCAAATTGCCTTAGCTATAGTGAAGGTCCATGTTTTGAACCAGGAGCGGGGGACACATGCAGATCTGAAGCGTCCGTAGTTTGGGTGGGTTGCAAAATGACACATATCTCCGTGCACATGTGGCACAAAGTCTTTATAGCCTAGAACTTCCTTACACAGATAGTACAAGGAGGCGCTGGCCATCTTACGATCTATTTTAGCTTGTGCAGAGAGATGGTGGCTCAATTAGCCTTTGCCAATACTCCCCAGTAGAACGCCCTCATTTTTTGTCTCATGAGCCTTGTCCGTATCGGAGCTCGCAAGTTTACCCTTACCTCTATCGCCGAGGATGAAGGGACTTGACTGGGTTGAAAGTCGCTTAACTATGTCCTCAGTTTCTAGCAAGACATTCTTTGCATGGATAACTTCCTCAGGACTGTAGACCCTTTCGCGGGTCTCTACTATCTCGATGGGCTTAAGGCCGCATCGGTCTAAAATGTCTTTAGCTGCTGTGACTTGTTCTCTAGTTCCGTCGCCAGTTTGTGCTATGGCTATCATTGTCTTTGCTGCCATTACTGCTGCATTATCAAGGTGTCGTCGTGCTTCCTGCACATTATTAGTCGTGAGGTGCTGGATCTGTTTCTCAGTAATCCTCTCGACGACACTCATATGAACTGTCTTTAAACGCTCTTTAAAGATTGGCTGATTCTGTATGGCAACAACTGCTGCTCTGGTCATGTAATTCTTCGCTGCAATATCAGCATTAGGCACGCCTTGATGCGTTGCTTCAAGGACTTTAGTATGCCTATCAGTCCAGTTCTCGTCTGTTAAGCTACGCTGTCGTGCAAAGTTCTTGACCTTTAGTACCATGCTATACACATAGCACACCTAGCTTCGTGGGTCAAGAGAATTTTGGGAAATTTTTAGAAAGGGTGGTGCACGTAGTCTTGGCTGATGCGCTATAAAATTTTTAGAAAGGGGTGTCATGGGATTTGGAGGGGTGGCGTAAATGTGAAGAGACCCCGGCCTGGGCACCCACCCCCTCAGGGGGGAAACGACTTTTCTACGTCGAGGAAACGCTTCCTCGTCGAGCCGACCTGTGGATATGTGGATAACATGTGCACAAGCTGTGGACAACAGCGACGAGGTGGCTAACAGCGACGAGCCTTAGTTCATGAATGGGCATGATGTCCCGTCGGTGTGAAGGCTTGCCAGCGGCGAGCTTGACAACAATGGTATGATGGCATTGCCTGGTCAGAAAACCGACAAGCCCGTCGGTGTAGACCACAAAATCAAGGGGGACACATGAGAACATCACTAGACGTTACACCATCACTAAAAATACCTATTATATACCCTACTCGCTGGAAGGGTAAACCAAGGACATTAACTCAAGCACAAGCAATATTCGACGCTATTGAAGCAAGAGAGCTGGCGGACATGAGAAGAGCGGAAGAGCATGCACTTGAGCATGTAGGGCACGTGATAGATGAGAATTTCTCATATACTAAATGAGAATTGTTACATCCCTAGAGACTGCAATGGGTTACAGACGCGCTAGGGCTTATTAGACAAACAGTAATTAACAAACAAGGGGGATTGCATGAGTACACAAGGACAAGAGCTAAAGACCAACATGACAAACAGGGTTGTAGGGTTAACGCCTACTATCAAGACAGCAGAACAACGCAAGGCAGAGCTAAAACAAGCATTAGCTAACATACCAACAAAGACTGCAAGACAAGCTAGAGTACGTCCAGACATGCCTACGGAAGTCAAAGAGCTTGTGGAACTTGTGGAAGGATTAGACTTGAGTGATATACGCAAGATGGCAACAGCACAAGCTGGTATGGATGATAGAGTGCCTAGTAATAGCGTTTGGGGGGGATACACGTCAGACAAAACAGGCAAGCCGAGCTGGTCATGCGGTGAGGGTATGTTTGACAAGGGTACTACTGTTGCAATTAAAGGACAATATGTCATGGCGATTAAAGTGGGGTTGAGTATATACGAAAAGAAATAGCCTACTGATGAGCTGGAAACAGCGAAACGAGCTCTAGCAAGGCTCGTATAGGCTTTGAAGGCATGAAAACGGGTTTGGGTAGCATGCAAGCGGTGAAAGTGGCTAGGAAGTACCGCAAAACGCAAATAAATGCGATCTGGCAGGTGGGTTAGCATGGCAAATTGGCAAGCTGAGTAAAAAGGGAGTATCTATGAATATGTTTTGGCTAGTACTTTTACTAATGGCATATTGTGCTGATAGGGGGATAGAATGAATATAGAGCTTATACGTATAGCATTACAGGAATCATTAACAGTGATGGAACAAGAAAAAGCTAATTGGGATATGACGTGTGATATATACGATGATGCTATCGAGCTGTGTAATAAGGCACTGGTAGAGCTAGGTAAATAGGCGTAAATCGTAAGGGAGGATTACAAATGGACACCATTAAAGATAAGAAGGGCATTACGGTAGCTATAAATATCAATTGGTGCATTGAGGATGTGCTAGAGACAGCAAAGAATGAACATATTAAGCTAACACGTAAGCAAGCTGGAGAAGTGCTAGATAAGTGTTTAGCAGACCATGATGCTACAATTGGAGTTAATTGGGATGTAATAAGCTATCACATTGGGTGTGTAAAGAATGACTAGACCACTATTAAAGCATTTTACACACAATAATCAAAACACGTGTGCAATTTTCTCATTTTATCAACTCGTCGTGGAGGCTCTTTTATCACATTCTCCAAAGCAATCAGTACTGTATGAGAGTATGCCCCCTTTTTGGGGCATTCTCATCATACATGTGCTTACTTTATAATGCATTTGTCTATTAGAATATTAGAATTATCATATATAGTAGCAATAGGCAATTCTCACAATTATCAGGCACTTTTCAACACTTTGAGAATTGAGAATTGCACAGGAAAATAAGGATTCTCATGGGGTTATCTGATGATAATCTGATGAGAATTAAATAAAAAGGGGGTTAGCATGGCTATCGTATCTGGTGCAATAAAAACTGATTTGGAGATAGGTGGTAAAGGTAGGTTAGGCACTAATCCATGTGCTAAGACAGTAAAGAGAGCTAATGCGTATGAGGTGTGGGAGAGTAAGAATGGGCAATGGAGATGGTATGTACTTAAGAAGTGGCAAAGTCCTGAGAAGGAAGCTAAGAACCCGTATGCTAGATGGTTTTGTGATGTAGTTACTCCTATATGTCCAGATGGAGAGATGGGTGATGTGTATGTATCTGAGATCAAACAATATGCAGTTAGGATAGGATGAGTTGTAAGCTGTATTATCACCATTTCACCATTATAGAAGAGGATGTGAGAATTGAGAATAACAGGTTAATAAAGGGGGATGACATGAGTGAGAAAGAAAAGAGTGAATTAAGGTTTGATAGTGTGAATAGATTAACCATCAAAAGAGGTGAGGGAGTACGTACCACAACAGATGCGCTTGACTTCAGTGAAGAAGAGATGAGTAAGTTCTTAGATAAGCATATTAGGAAGTATGTAGATGTGGATAGATTCACCATACCAGATGTTATGGCAGAGATATGGAATGATGATAGCGCACCATTGAATGTAAGGTTGTTTGGGCTAGTCTCCCTAGGTAGGTTATGTGAGTATAGGGATGGGCAGTTTGGGAAGATGGGTAAGTCGAATAAGAGTGGAGTGCGGGGTATTAAGCTAGATGGTAAAATGGCAGATATGATGATTAAGATGTTAGAAGAATTAGCTAAAGAACAGGAGGATTAGTCATGGATCTTAAGAGCTTACTTATGAGTGCTAGCACTAAGAATATTAAGGAGTTGTGTATAGCAGATATTCTTAGCCTAGATAAAGATGCAGCTGACAAATGTTGGAAAGTGTTTTCTAAAGCAATGGATGAAGGCACTGGTTGGAAGGATGTAATTAAGACTATAGCTGATAGTAAGGATTTATCAGAGCGTGAGAAGTATGCTGTATTCTTGTTTATTGGAGGTAAGATAGAAAAATCGAAGAGTAAATAGGATAAAATAAAGGGGGAATGTATGGGTAGGTACACGCTTATAGGCATGGATGGTGAGTTAAGGGCAATTAAGAGAGCAGTTACTCTGGATATACCTGTGTTAGCTATAGGTCATACTGGATGTGGTAAGACTACAGCAATACAGCATGTGGCTAATAGCATGAATAAGAGATTAGTGCGAATTAGCCTAAATGGTGAGATGGGCATACCAGAGCTGGTGGGTAAGTGGCTTGTAAGAGATGGTGCTACAGTGTGGCAAGATGGAATAATCGTTGAAGCTATGCGTAGTGGGGATTGGATAGTGCTAGATGAGATAAATGCGGCACTTCCAGAAGTGCTATTCTGTCTTAACTCCATCATGGATGATGCAAGGGCACTAACCATAAGTGAGAAAGATGGAGAGCTAGTCCAAGCACATGAGGACTTTAGAGTATTTGCTAGTATGAACCCAAGTGGAGAGTATGGAGGGACTAAGGAGCTTAATATGGCACTTATCTCTAGGTTTGGTGTAGTGCTTGAGGTAGATTATCAGCCACCACAGAAGGAGCTAGAGATCATTAAGCAGACTGGATTAGCTGAGGATATGTGTAAGTTGGTGATTGATGTGGGTGGGATATTGCGTAAGAGCTATAAGCAGAACATTACCACACACATGGTGAGCACACGAGATCTAATCAATCTTGCTAGGCTGCTCAAAGATGGTGCACCCATGATTGATGCGCTTGAGTGGGCCATTATCAACAAGATAAATAAGGAGGAGAGAGTGCAGGCAGTTGAGAGGATTAAGAGTGGTATAACCCTTCAGATCAATTGGAGAGCCAGTGCTGATACTGTGATGAAGAATCTAACAGAGGATTTAGCACTAAGCGTAAAGGACTTACAAACTAAGAAGAGTGAGTTAGAGCAGAAGTTGCTCCAGCTTGAGGCTAATGTGCAGAGTGTACTAGGCTATCTTAAGCCTGCAGTACAGTAAGCTAAGTGGGGTGTGGGAGAAATCCTGCACCCCTTTAAAAGGGGGATATTATGGGAGTTATTAAGCAGGTATTTAAGGTGGAGGAATTGCCTTCAGCATGGGGAGATGAGCTAAAGCGTCAAGGATATGTTAATAAGCGCAATGAGGTATGCCTTACGTTTGCTAAGCCGGAGGGTGTGGATGAGGAGGAAGAGTATAAGAGTACTGTCCACATGCCAGGCAGTAAAGATGGAGATAAGGTGGACTATGATGAGCCTCCATCACAGTATGATGTGCCTCCAGGTGTAGCAAGCAGGCTTAAGAGGTCCTTTGCAGATAATAAGGCTAAGAGGCCAGAGCATTTTAGGAAGAGTGGAAGATTGAGCCATAAGCATGTGGGTAGAGTGGCCTTCAGTAATAGGGTATTTGACCGTGCGCAGAAGCAGAATGGTAAGAGCTATTATATGCATGTGGTGGTGGATACCAGTGGGAGTATGAAGACTACTGACCCTGCTAGTGTGTCTTATGTAAGTGCTATGAACTTAGTGAGAGATCTGCAGACTATAGGTGTGCAGGTACAGGTTACGGGGTTTGACACCAGAGTAGAGTGTGTACATCCATTCAGCCCTTCTAGATTTAGCAAGGTTTATAGGGATGGTAAGATAAAAGTTTTGCGTAGTATGGCAATAAATGGTGGTGGCACAGATCTACAAGTGGCACTTATAAGGGTATTAAGGGATATTAATGCAGTTAAGGATGCTAAGGCAGAGCATATTGTGGTTGTGCTAACAGATGGATTTCCAGATCATGATGTGCATACGCTTGAGCCACTTATGAACCAGATTAAGAAGAAGGCGGCATTAGATGTAGCACTGATATTAACACCATTCTTAGGATTGCCAAAACATGAGCAAGACAAATGGATGAAGACTATTGAACAAAAGTTTGGATATGTGCCACGCATACTTCCTGATGTAACTGGAGTGTATGAATACTTAATAAGCCGAGTTAAGGGGCACTTTGTAGCTAAGATGTAGCACCCACCACGTATTCTCCAGGTAGTTTAGGTCCCCCTTTTCTACCTGGAGGGTGGGAGCTTCAAAAAGGGGAACTAAAAAGGAGTAAGCGATGAGTACAGACATTAAGATTGGAGATGTAGAAGTGGTGGAGAATGTGCGAAGTAGTATTAAGGATGCACAGCTTCAGGAGTTAATGGCAAGTATAAAACAGCATGGCCTGCAACACAATATAGGTGTATCCTCGACGGAGAGTGGTAAGTATGTACTGATCTACGGACATCGTAGGTTAGAGGCGTGTCGTAAGTTAGGGTGGAAGACTATACCAGCGCGTATAGTTGAGGATATGGAATTGAAGGATCTTATTATCCAAAACATGGTGGAGAATTTGCAACGTAAGGAGGGTAGTCCAATTGACTTTGGAAGGCAGTGTTTTAAGTTACAGAAAGAGTTTAAGATGACACCAGGAGAGATTGCCGTAGCACTGGCGGTGCCATTTAGTAGGGTGCGTACTATGATGGACATTTACAAGCAGGTGCCGACACATGTGCGTGGCAAGATTGCCTTTGTAGGGCAGAATAATAGTGCGCGTGCTGGTAAGATAAGTGTTAATGTAGCAAGAAAGATTCTTGACATCAAGCGGTCAATAGGTTTAAATGCATCACAGGTAGATGGGCTTCTTGAAGTAGCGAGGGTGAATGAATTAAGTGGAGAAGATATAAGGGTAATTGGTAGAATGATTATGTTGGGCGCGACACCAGCTAAGGCAGTTAAAGAGGCTAAAGGGTATGCCTGCTACAGGCTGGATGTGGTGGTGAGTGTTGCAGAGATGGATGTTTTGGTTAAGAAGCATAACACCCATGTAAATACTATCCTTACTCGTATCCTGTATGGTGAGCTTCCGGGTATAACTAGGCCAAACTTCTTAAGTAAGAATGTGAAAGGGGGCAGCAGCTAAGCAAGTCAAGAAATCCCTTGACAATGGTGGTATAATGTAAGTAACCCAAATAGGAATGTACGTGCCTATGTTAATTAAGATCATTACACTTAGTTTGTTAGCAGCTATGCCATGCTATGCACAAGACATGGTATTTGTCAAGTATGAAGTTGTGGAAGATTGTAAGTGGGTGTCTACAGTAGAGAAGGTTTATGATAAGGATGGAAATTATGTGGGTGTGATTGTGAAGCAAGATTCTAGGTGTGATTAATCTAGCAGTGGTGTGGCCGTTATCAGCGGTTATTGTATAGTCCCATAGCGAAGTTGGCACTGATACCGATAAGGTAAGTCTTGAAGGCTATGCGACGAAGCAGGGGAAAGCCTGCCATCACTGCTAGGTAAATATAGACCATTCGGCACGGGCCGATAACCTGACGAGGGAATGACTGGGGATGACCTGGCGATGGTCTTATAAGTAAATATAAAGGGCGATAGTGTAAGAGATGGAGCACGGCGGGCTTCTGCTCGAAAGAACTGACCACTCGTCCGGTTAAGCCCTGTTTAGGTTGCTAGGTCAAGATATGGGCGTCAGACGCCTGATTCACTAAAATGGAGAGGAAGTCGTTATGATTAAACTATCTATTGAACTTAAAGATGAGAAATTTGAATGGGGCTATGAAGTGGCGGGATGTAGACATAACGGTATTGAACCAGTAACGCCAGAGAACTTAGAGTGCTTTACGTTAATGCTTAAGATGTGCCATAGAAACCACACGCAAAGATACAAAGAATGGGAAGATGAATGTAATGCTAAAGCATATTTAGAAAAGCATCCTGAACTATTAACCCCTTAAGCAATCAAACGCTCACAGCTAAAGACTTGAATAATGGAGAATAATTATGGAGCTATTACCGTGTCCGTTTTGTGGTGGGGAAGCAGAAGTATATAGAGTTGGAAACGCTCACACTAAGAAACGTTCCGTTGTGGTTGACTGCAAGACTTCTGGATGCACTATTAAAATGACTGTTGGAGTTATCCATCAAAGTCTTGATTGGGCAGAAGGAAAAGCTATTGAGAAATGGAACACCAGACTGCCTATTAACGTAAAGGAATAATATGAGAGCAACGCTTGAAGAAGCCGAGAATGAAGCTCGGAAGTTAGGAAGGTTAATTAAGGCGGATATGCCTGAAGGTTGGGGCTTCGTGCTTATGTTGGTTTCACATGGCGAGAACGGCGTATTTACTTATTTGAGCGATTGCCAACGCCAAGACATTATAAAATTTCTGCGAGAGATAGCTTATAAACTAGAAGCAAACGAAAAGGAGATTTAAATGAATCCGAACCAAGATAATACGGCGTGCGTTGAAGTTCCACAAGCACCTAGAGGACAATTGATTGGTGGTATGGGAATGAAAGAAGAACAAATGAATTTAAGAACCCACAAACGCCTAACAGATTTGGCTTACCGTGTTAAAGATTTTATTGACGGGAACGGTGGATTGACTTACCAAGAAGCGTGTATCTTTGGAAATATCATGCAGGGAATTATTAACCTAAAATGATGCTATCTCTCGCAGAGATATTTAACGTAAAGGAACGCTGATATGACCGAAATTATATGTTTAATAGCTGGGCTTGGGATTGGATTTATCCTTGGCGATATTTACGTGAGCAATCTTATATGTAAAGAATCTGGCATTAAATATGACGGTAATATGAGCATAAATTCCATGATTGCACAGCTTAAAGAACTTCGGAAAACATAAAATGGATAAAATCTCATGGCTAAAACTCGCCAAAAGGAATATCGAAGAAGTTAATATAAAGCAAGCAATCAGGTGCATCAACGAGGTTATTGAGTTAATTGAGATTGATGAGCAACCGGCGGAGCCAGCAGGGATTACCGAAGTAGATATTGAATCGCTATTACGAGACAAAGCTAAGGGATATATGATGCCAGATGCTTACCAAAAAGCATTGGAGATGGGGTTATTCAAAGGACAATCGGAGGCATTATGGCGAGCAATACAGGAGAGTAAATGCTAAAACCATTCCTATTATTCCTCTGGGTAGTCATAACAACAATGTGGTTAGCGTGGTATGTAAGATGAGAATAATTAAGAAATCCATTGACACAGCACTTGACACGCATGGTATAATGTACACATGCCTTTAAGCCCTAAAGAGAAAGATCCATACCTCATCGACGGACATAAGATGATGTGGCACGCAGATCGTGTGGCGCAATGGGAGAAAGCCCAAACCATTGACGAGAAATTGAAGATTTACCCAATATATGTAGAGATTTCACCAGTTGGTCATTGTAACCATAGATGCAGCTTTTGTGCTGTAGATTACATTGGTTATGTCAATCGTCGCATTAGTACACCAATCCTTAATTTAGCATTAGATAACATGGCAGCACATGGTGTTAAGAGTGTGATGTTTGCGGGGGAAGGTGAACCTATGCTGCATCCAGACATTGTGCAGATTACAAATCACGCAGCAATGGTTGGGCTAGATGTAGCATTTACAACTAATGGGACGGCACTGACAAGTAAGTTTATTGATAAGGCATTGCACAGCGTTAAGTGGATTAAGGTATCTATGAATGGAGGGCCTACAAGTTATGCGAAAATACACCGTACCAAAGAAGGTGACTACGAAAGAGTATGGGCCAACCTGCTGGCAGCTGTTACACGGCGCGCGCGAGATGGTATTAAGTGCGCTATCGGGGTGCAATGCGTCGTCTTACCCGAGAATATCCAAGATTTGGATGCTATTATCACAAGAGCTAAAGAAACAGGAGTCGACTACGTCGTTCTTAAGCCATACAGCCAGCACAAAGCCAGCCTCACGAAAGTTTACGAAGGAGTTAATTACAAAAGCCAGGAAGCTAGGTTTGAAGAACTTAGAGGCTGGTCTACGGAGAGGTTTAAGGTAATTGCGAGGACACAGGCTATGGAGGATTGGGATGCCCAGCAACACCACTACACAACATGCCATGCAACGCCATACTACTGGGCTTATATTATGGCTACAGGGGATGTCTATAGTTGTAGCGCTTACCTACTCAACGATAGCTTTAATTTGGGATCTATTACGAGCCAATCATTTACAGAGATCTGGGAAGGTGAAAAGAGACGCAAGCACATAATTGATATGGAGAGCTTGGACATTAGCAAGTGCAGGGTGAACTGTCGAATGAATCAGGTTAACAAGTACTTAGATACCATCAAGAGAGGAAATGCCCATGCCAATTTTATCTAAGTCAGCTAAGCAATTACTTAAGCATGTGAAGAAAGCTAGTCAAGCTAATGGATTCTTATTTGCTAAGCCTAAATTGGATTTAGGAACAAAGGCTGCAAATGATTTCATGCTGGTAAATGTGTTAAAGGCAAAAGATCAAAGTAACAGGACTGGCAGGAAAGCTGTAATAGGGCTTCCTGGAAAAAGGAGAACAAAACGTGCTAAGCAAAGAGTTCCTGAAGTGTGTACGTGCATACAGGAAGTCCAAGAGAGCTAGATTCAAGAAGGCACTTCACAAAGCGATGCAAGATGATAGCAGGTTTTCAACAAGCAGGGGAACTCTTCAGAAACGACGCGGGGTAAGGTCGGGGAGGAATATCGGTGTCAGCAAGCTCAATAGCTAAAGAACATATGGCGATGATCCTGGATGGGACAAAAATAAACTTTTACATGGATCGAGTGAGGGCGTGGGAGAGGGGTGAGAGGATAGCACCAGTAACGATCGATCTGGCCTTGACTCGCTCCTGCCAATATTCCTGCCAATACTGTTATGCGACGATGCAAGAGAATGAACGGTTTAAGATAACTAAGGAGGTAATGAGTGGGTTCTTGGATGATGCAGCTGAAATTGGTGTTAAAGGAGTATCTTTGGTTAGCGACGGGGAGTCTACTCTTAATCCTGCCTATGAGCATACTATTGTTTACGGGGCTAGTAAAGGGCTTAGTATGGCATCAGGTACTAATGCTTATCTTCTGCGGGATGAGTCTATGCTTCGGCGCATTTTGCCTTGCCTTACATATTTGCGTGTCAACATTACCGCCGGAGAGCCTGCACGATATAAAGAAATAATGGGGGTAAAGGATGGGTACTTTGAGCAAGTCTGCGCAAACATTAAGCTCATGGCAAAGATTAAAAAAGAGATGTCGCTTAACGTCACAATTGGATTACAAATGGTATTGCTCCCTTCCTACATCGACCAGATTATTCCTTTGTGCCGTCTCGGGAGAGAACTTGGAGCGGACTATCTCGTTATTAAGCACTGCAGTGACGACGAGTCAGGAACTTTAGGGGTAAATTATGACCAATACAAAGATGAGCTTCTGCGGGCTACCCTTAGAGAGGCGGAAGGGTATAGTAACGATAATTACGTGGTACGTGCCAAGTGGAGCAAGATACAGGATGGTAATATTAGATCGTATAAGTCCTGCTACGGGGCACCTTTCTTACTCCAAATCAGCGGGTCAGGCCTCGTTGCTCCGTGTGGAATGCTATTCGGTGAAAAGTATAAAAGGTACCATATCGGAAATATCACCAAAACTAGGTTTAAGGAAATCTGGAAGAGTGAGAGATATTGGGAAGTGATGGGGGTGTTAGGTAGTGACAAGTTTGATGCGCAGAAGATGTGTGGGTCCCTCTGCCTGCAGCATAGCGTTAATAAGGCATTGGACAACCACAAGAAGGGAATTGCGCCGATTGTGCCTGGGGTGGGGGAGCTTCCTGCGCACGGAAGTTTTATTTGAAATGTCTCTATTGACACAATTCGTCTATGGAGACCAGAGCAGGATTAAAGGAGTTCGTATGTTATCAGCAATAGTTGGAATTGGGCTTGGTGTACTTATCATAGGATGGTTACTAGAATGGAAGATAGACCCATAGAACTTCCTAAAGGAACTAATTACATAGCAGCATTTCTATCATTTGCTTGCCAGCTAAGATGTCCGTATTGCATTAACCACCATGGGGGTGACCTTGTTAAGAACCGGCGCATGACTGGTGTGCAATGGATAGATGGCTTGAGTAGAATTTCTGCGACGGAAGATCTGCCTATAACCCTGCAAGGTGGGGAGCCTACAGTGCATAAGGACTTCTACCAGATAGCGAGGCATAAGCCATTCTGGGGTAAGATGGATTTGTTGACCAATGGGATGATGGATCTCGATGAATGGATAGCTAAGGTAGATGTGGAAGCGTTCAGAAGGAAGGCGCCTTATGCAAGTATTAGGGTAAGCTATCATATAGGTCAAAACGATAAAGAGGTAATTGAAAGGGTACGGGTATTATTGGGTGCAGGGTATCAGGTAGGCATATGGGCAGTAGACCATCCAGACCACACTAAGCAAATTAAGGAAGCACAACTGTATGCGTGGAGTAAGGGAATAGATTTTAGGCTTAAGGAGTTCTTAGGTCCACATGGAGGGCATGAATATGGAACATTTAGGTATCCCAATGCGGTTAATGCTCACAAGCTACGATATTGCGAGTGCAGAACAAGCGAAGTGCTTATTGCCCCAGATGGGCAGATCTACAGGTGTCACAGCGACCTTTACGCAAGTAGGCTTCCTATTGGGAATATCGCTGCTGCTTCTAACCCTTTGCTTGGTAAGTGGGTGCCCTGCGCAGTCTACGGGAGATGTAATTCCTGCGATATAAAGGTAAAAAACGACAGACATCAGGTACATGGTCACAGCTCAGTTACAATTCGCAATATTAGCCCAGAATACGCCCATAATAATGACTTCCAAGAGCAGGTGACGAACACCTACGGTAAGGCAGACGCCCCGGCCAAGAGCGTCTGAACTGGCTAAAATGGTGTGATTATCAATTCTCAACAGTTCCTTAATAGAGAGTTATAAGGGGAATTTGAGAATTGAGAATGGATGGACATGAACCTAGAAGAGATTTATGCAGATGGAGAGTATGGAGTATTTTCAAGAGCTAAGTTGTGGGAACGTGCTCCTGCTAAGACGTACATCATAGAGCATTTGTTGTATGATAGGGATGTTATGTGTATAAGCAGTAAAGCTGGGGTGGGTAAAAGCGTCCTTACCCTGCAGATGATGTGTTGTTTGACAAGTGGGACTAACTTCTTAGATACGTATAAGGTGTATAGGCCATGTAATGTATTGTATATACAAACTGAAGGGGATAGGGCAGAGACCTTAGAGCGGTTGACCGCGATGCGAAAGATGGTGCCTCTTGATGACTCCAGGTGGGCGCATATAAACCTGCCTGGAATAGCAATCAATGATCCTAAGGAGTTCCAGCAATTAGTAGCTGCGGTGCGGAACTTGGGAATGCCGATCGATGTGATAATCATAGACCCCCTTTATACGACTGTTAAGGGTGATATGAGCAAGAATGAGGTATCAACAGACTGGATACGTAATATAAGGTGGCTTAAGGCGTTTTGTGATTGTGCGGTTATTGTGAATAATCATGAGGGAAAGGATGTTTATAATGAGGGGGTAGCAATAGATAGGGGAGCGGTTAGTATATTTGGGAGTACATTTTGGGCAGCATTCTTCAATCAGAATTACAGGCTTAAGGTATATGATGGACATCACTTGCTAGAGATAGGAAAGAATAGGTCTGGTAAGGCAGTTGACAAGATTGCCATGCGCATGGTGACAGATGGCACGCTGGCTTACATCCCCCACGACGAGACAGCGACGGTGAAGCAAATTAAGGTGGAAACTATATTAAGGGAAGGGCGCCCGGTGGGTGCGAAGGAGTTAGTTAAGCTGTCGGGTTTAAGCCAAGCAACGGTGTATCGTGTAATTAGGAAGTTGGAAGATGAGGGAAAAATAGAAAGGGTGTTTCTCGACGGGGGAATAGGATATCAATGGGTATGTCAGGGCGCTGATATTTCTCTTGACAAAGCTGTAGAAGATGATAGAATACTTGAACCTGAACAGGAGACGTGATGCCCAAAAAACGCCCAGCAGAACCACAGGTTTACAATGTAGGAGATTTGATAGATAGGCTTAGCATCTTAAGTCGCAAGATTTATTTTGGTGAAGAGATTGCTATAAGTGAGCACCGCTATCTGGAGAAGTTGATTGAGGAGGCAGGGTTGCCGGGGAAGCTTATAACTAACGTGATAAGGCTTGCTCAACAAAACATCGAGATATGGAACCTAGAGCATGAGATGCGTAAAGTAGCAGAAGGTCCTGGGGCTATGTCATACGAAGAGGTGGGGCGTAGGGCTGTTAAGATTAGAGACCACAACAGAAAAAGGATTGAGTACAAGAATATGATAAATGATCTTGTTGGCAATAACTTTCGAGAAACTAAAATCAACCATTTATCGGGTGGGATTGCATGTCGAAATCATTGACCAAAGAAGACTTGATAGCATTTGTCGACGAGGAAGTGAAGCTTTGGGAAGCTGGTAAACTTAAGATCCCCTGCCACTTCTCCGGCGGTAATGAAGATCAGTTAATCGAGATCTTTAAGGAGATAAGACCATATGACTACGTTTTCAGCGGGCATCGCAATTCTTATCATGCTTTGCTTCACGGTGTGGGCGCAGATGTACTTATGGATGAAATATGTGGTATTTCGACTGCTCTATGCAAAGGACGTGCGCGTTCAATGGGATTTATTGACCATCGTCACAAGTTTTATGCTTCAGCTATTGTTGGTGGTTGTGTCAATATTGCTGTGGGGGTGGCTGTAGCATTGAAGCGCTCTAATGCGGATGAGCTTCGCATTGATGAGATGGCAACACCACCAAGGCATGTTTGGTGCTTTGTAGGTGATGGAGCGGTTGATGGAGGACACTTTTGGGAGGCATTGCAGTATGCTGAAGGGCAAGAGCTTCCTATCACATTTGTGATAGAAGACAATGATCGTGCAACCTGCACTGATGTTGATAGCAGAGAAGGCAAGAAACATAGGATGCGCACTGGGTTATTAACACAGAGTGCTTGGGGAAGTAAGTACATTAAGCATTACTTTTATGAACCAACTTTCCCGCATGTTGGTACTGGGAAATATATCCAATTCTAAGGAGGGTCTATGCTAGTATATATACTATTTGGAGTGGTTGTTGTCTCGTCATACATGCTTGGTGGGCAGTTTGGGTCTGCTTGGCGTAAGTACGGTTGCCTAGCTGCAGTGATAGGGCTTGTGCTCTACGCATGGAAGCTAAAGTATCTACCCCTGCTTCTCATCTGTGGTACGGTGTTCATGGGTTATGGTGAGAAGAGTTGGATGGCTAAAAGGTTAGGGTTTGGAGATAATGCGCAGAGGTTAGCTATGGCTGCTATGTATGGATTGCCACTTATACTATCGAACTTTCTACCAGGGTTACTCGGGTACATGGTGTTAACGCTTGTGTGGATGGTGCATGCAGGAAGCTTTAAGATAGGTAAGAAGGACTTTTTGTTGGAAGATTTGTACCGAGGTGGTGCATTAGCACTTGGTGTATTAGGAGTTGTGATTGCATGACATACAGCCAAGCAATAAAGGAGCAATGTGAAGCTTATGCAAAGAACCCAGCTGCAAGGTTTATCGGCTATAATACGATTTTTGGCTCTCGTATGTACGGCACCCTTGATGGTGTGGATGTGCAGCAGTGTGTGGAGACTCCTGTGGCTGAAAACCTCATGGTTGGATTGGCAATGGGTATGGCTCTTGAAGGGTATCGCCCTGTTGTTTGCTTCGAGCGTCATGATTTTATACTGCTTGCTATGGACGCCATTGTTAATCAGATGGACAAGATGCCGTGGATGAGTGGAGGACAGTTTAGGTGGCCAATAGTCATCAGGGCAATTGTGGGAGGTAAGAAGCCAATAGACCCAGGCCCGATGCATAGCCAAGACTATACGCATGAGTTGTGCACTATGCTAAAGCACACTGAGGTGTATAGGCCGATCAGCCACACCGAGCTGGTGCAGGCGTGGACTAGGGTAGGAGAGACCAAATCAGGAGCAGTAGTAATCATCGAGAAGAAGGATTGGTATAATAAGGAGTTGCCCGACAAGATTTAGCCCAAGAGAAACCCGCCGAAAATCTACGGGGCGAGCAGGGTCAAGTCCATCCGACCCGGGCACCTATGTTGACGATGCTCGCTATGCCAACTAGGCGGGCCTAATGTTGTAAGGAGTGGTATGCTAAAGAGGTTTGCGTGGTTTAAGGATAGGAAGGTGGCAGCAGATTGGGCACTAGAGCAAGTGCAGTTCTTTGAGCAAGGAGCACGGTTTCACATTGATGAGATGCCAAGGATAGGTAAGAAGAGCTTAGGCTTTCGAGTGTCAATAGAAGGGCTTATACTGCCATCTAATATTAATAGATGGAGGGTGGCATGGTAAAAGGAGTGGATGTTATGAAGACAGTTAAGAAGGTTGTAGCGGTAGAAGTAACACCAAATTCAGTGTGTGAGGAGCATAGGATTGTAGGATGTAGGAAATGTTGGCCAGTGGAAGAAGTTGTAAAAGCAGTGGAGGCGATTGTAGCAGCACCCCCTGTTGATGCAAATAACTTAGTTGCGTGTGTGTGGCTTATGTATAAGCTTGACATCATTACACGAATACAGGTTAGGGACTTCCTGAACTTGATTAAGGAGGGGAAGTGGCCAGTGGACATACTGAAATACCTGCAGGAGGAAGTAAAGAAAATTGGATGATTTAGCAGCAAGACTGGAGAAGCTGAGAGATCGTCGGTACCCCAGTAAAAGGAAGCAAGCCCAAAGAAGGAAAATTACTAATGGCCCAAGAGATGGAAAAACACGCAAACGAACTTAAGAGTGCTGTAGATGAGTTAGTGTTACTGCTAGAACGCTATGGATGTCCAGTCAGCAAGAGCGAGTCTATAGCTATTGGTATTATCTGCGAGCAGGGTTATGTGTTAATAAAGAGAGAAGAAAGAGAGCCAAGAAATGCCTAAGACCGAGTTTGACTACACAAGCATGAGCACATTCCAAACATGTCAGCGCAAGTACGACTTCAGGATAAATAGAGGATTGGTAGGAAAGGTAGGCATGACTGCGCCTGATTTTGGGAAGGCAATTCACAAAGCACTCGATGCTTGGTATAAAGATAAGGATGTGGATAATGCAGTTGCTATATTTAAGGCGGATTACCAAGAGTCTGACGAAGACGACAAGCGTACATATAGAATGGGGGAGTGGATACTTAAGAATTACCATGAGAAATACCGCGATCAGCCGTTCAAAGTGCTGGCAACTGAGCAGGAGTTTACAATTAGGCTGCCTAATGGGAACAATCTCATTGGAAGAATTGACAAGATTATCGAGTGGGATGGGGCAGTATGGGGTGTCGATCACAAAACAACATCTAGCTTAGGGGATGCTTACATGCGTTTCCATACGCCTAACTTACAATTCAGTGGATACACATATGCCATACAACAGCTTGGGTTTCCTGCGTGCCAAGGGATATTAGTGGATGCGATCCTGGTAGCGAAGGGCCTACTTGAGGCCTCCAGTCGTAGTAAGCTAGTACCCTTGCGCAGGGATTTTGCATATAGGTCAGTGGGAGATATTGAGGAATATTTGCAGATAGCTCAGCAGATACAAGGGCAGATAAGGTTTAATGAGGAAATGGAAATTGGATATAACAGGAGTGCTTGGCTTCCTAACTTCGACGCCTGCACCGACTACGGAGAGTGTCCATACAGGAAGATATGTAAGGAGCCTATTGAGTACAGGGATAGGATAATTGCAAGTGATTATAAAGTAGAACACTGGGACCCCAGAGATAAGGAGGTAAAGTAATGCAAATGAGAAATGATTGGGTTCGTATGAGGATATACGAAGCGCCCAAGAAGGCAGACTTGATATTGCCTGACAGTGTGACCGAGCGTACCATCAGCGAGGAGGACATCTTCTTCCAAGTGCTGGAGATAGGTCCTGATGTAGAGCAGGTTAAGATAGGCAACATAGTGGCGGTGAGCTTTATGAGCCAGGACATGCTCAGGATGAAACTCCCCGGAGAGGATTTCAAATGTTTTGCAGCACGTGAGGGAAGTGTGATTGGAATATTAAGGAAACAGCCATAAGGGGTGAAATATGCAAGAAATTGATATGACAGGAAGGAAGCCAGAGCTGCGGAAGATACTGGTGATTGGGATGGAGGGTGCAGGGAAGACCAACTTCATCGGTACCATGCCTAAGCCGATATACTTGTTTAGCTTTGACAAGGGATTCGATACCCTTGCAGGGATGCCGGGCATTAAGGTTGGTGTGTGTATGGATGAGAGCAGGTATATGCCTAAGGCGTATATGGAGTTCAAGGCACAATTCGACCTTCTACGCAAGGGGCTAAAGTACAAGTGGCCAGATGGTAGGGAAGAGGCATATAAGACAATAGCTATCGACTCTATGTCCTTTCTCTCGACGCTGCTTTACGATCATGAGCAGAAGATCAACAACAGCATAGACAAGCAGGGAGGGTTCGGTGTATGGGGGAATGTCAAGAGCAAGTTGCAGGACATAGTCAACCAAGCTGTTCTTGCGTCGGAGTACTTTGTGTGTACAGCATTGCTGGAGACAACGAAGGACGACATCACGGGGGAGATCTTCTTCGTGCCATCCATGATGGGGAGCATGAAGAACGAAGTGGGAGCATGGTTCGATGCCGTATTCTACATGACGGTCGACAAGAACCCGAATACAGGAGAGAAGAAGTACCAGATGCTCACCGTTGGAGACAGGAGACAGAAAGCGAAGATAAGATTGCCCAGCGCTATCGGGAATGTGATTAGCGCAGTGGAACAGCCCAGCTTCGAGAGCATTATGAAGAAGATCGACGCTGCTATGGCACAGAGTGCAGCGATCAATGAAGCACTTGCAGCGCAGACAGTTATTCAACAACCACAAACACTAACTAAATAAGGAGAACAACATGGCCCGTATTACAGTAAACCCAAACGCAGATGCAGATGCAGGATTTGATGTGGCACAGCCGGGTGTGTATAGACTACGCATCGAGGGTAGTGCTAACTTCCCAGCAGTTACGGAGTTTGATAGCAAGAAGACACCAGGCAATCGTGGCCTCAAGATTAGATATGTCTTCGCTGATCCAACCATTGTAACCACAACAGAAGGCAAGACAGCTAAGAACTTAGGGTCAATCATCGACCAGAGCTGCTTGATCTACCCTGCAGATAAGCAAGGAAAGCTCAGAAGCCTAGTCGAGAGTGCCAACCTGACCTGGGCAGACTTTGACACCGACGATTTAGATGGTAAAGAAGTGCAAGCTAAGGTGGGCGTCGAGGAATACAATGGAGTTATTCGTAATAAAATTGAACGCTACCTAAAGCCAACGGTGTAATATGACGCCCGATGAGATAGTTAGATTGTTACATCCGCTGGCTACAGCAGTGCCTGATGATGCAGTATTTGGAGCAATTGCTAGATCGTTGCTTATAAGTGTAAAACCAGCTGCTGGTCTTTCACCAAGTGCTATATCTACAACAGTTGCAGTTCCACCACCTGTTGTGGTAGGTGAGGTGGAAATTCCTAAAGGGCAGATATGTGAATGCACGGAGTGTAAAAAGAAAGTGTACGAGCTTGTAGATGATGTGCGAGCCAACATGAAGATTAGTGCATTTATTGCCTGCTTTAAGCCTATTAATGGTGCAGCGTCTATGACTACCTCCACAGATATATGGGGAGACCCGTATGGAAATGCTGCAGTAGATTGCCCATTTTGCAAGGGAGCTAAGACTGTTTGGATTAAGGGCAAAGGGGATATACCATTCAATGAGTACCCGGAAGGAAGTAAATGATACGCCCAAGTGGACCAATGGACGCAAAGATAATGCTTGTGGGAGAGGCAGCAGGAGAAACTGAAGAACGTGAGGGTGTGCCCTTTGTAGGTAGCGCAGGGCGCATCCTCGACGGGCTACTAAGGGATGCAGGCATCGTGCGCGAGACATGCTATATTACCAATGTCATGCTAGAGAGACCGGAGGGAAATAACTTTGGACATTTCTATGAGGACAAGGGACGTTCTAAGCCAACGAATGCTCTACAGGAAGGGATACGGAGATTACATGACGAGATCAAGCAGGTCAACCCATGCGTTGTGGTAGCATTGGGTGAGGAAGCTCTGCGAGCACTCACAGATAAAAGAGGAATTGGTAACTGGAGAGGATCAGTCATTGCAGGATTGACGGGTCACAAGGTAATACCCACATACCACCCAGCAGCCATCCTGCGTGAGTGGGACTTCAGGCCTGCAGCACTGATGGACATGCAGCGCGTGCGTGGAGAGTGTACTACACATGCTATACGATCTACTGAGCGAAGGCTGGAGATCCTCCGCGACTTCGACCAAGTAATCGCAACCCTTGACATCATGAAGGAGAATAAATATGTCGCCTTTGACATCGAAACTGAGTCTGGACAAATTACAGCTATCTCGTTCGCGCCTTCCAGTCGACCACACTGGGCAATATGTATTCCATTTTGGTTTGGGGCATCCGGGAGCCTGTGGCCGAAAGAGCAAGAGGTTGCCATCTGGGACAAAATCAGGGAAGTTCTCACAGACGATGGGTGTGGAAAGATTGCCCATAACGGCATGTACGACATTGAGTTCATCGACCGAACCATGGGATTCCACGTACGGCCTTTAGCATTTGACACGATGCTCGGGATGCATTGCCTGTACCTTGAGCTCCCTAAGAGCTTAGCATTTGCAGTTAGCATATATACTGACCACCCATATTACAAGCAGGGCTTACATGCAACTAGCATGGATGCCTTCTTCTTGTATAATGCTACAGATGCGTGCTTAACTATGGAGATAGCAGAGAAGTTAATGCGGGAGATTAAGGAGGATGGGTTATGGCAGTTTTACTTGGATTACTTGCATTCCTTGGTGGAGCCTTTATTGGCTATGCAGCAGCGGGGTGTGAAATTCGATTACTTGAAGAGGAACTCCGTCAAAAAGCGTTATCAAGAGGAGATAGCAGTGCTGCAGCGAAACCTCGATGCGGCTGCGAGTGCAGCGATTAACGTAAACAGTCCTAAGCAGATGAAGGAGTGGTTATATGGAAGTAAAGAGAAAGGTGGGCTTGGGCTTAAAGAGAGGACTAAGAAGCGAAAGAGTACAGGGGAAACAACGGTTGCAGCAGACGACGAAGCCTTGCAAGATATCTACCAAGAAACGGAAAACAATGCAATCCGGCTTGTCCTGCAAATACGGGAAAAGCAGAAAATCCTTAGCACCTACCTCGAAGTTAAGCTCGACGAAGATAAGCGAATCCGATGCAGCTATAATATTACAGGAACTGAGACAGGCAGACTCTCAAGCGGGAAGACTGCGCGTGGAACTGGAACGAATCTTCAGAATGTTCCATCTGGGATCGTACGGTCTTTATTCGTCCCCGACGATGGAAAGGTGTTTATCAACGCAGACCTTAGTCAAGCTGAGGCAAGAGTTGTGGCATACCTCAGCAATGAGCAACGCCTCATTAGAGTGTTTGAGGAGGGTGGAGATATACATAGAAAGAATGCTGCTAACATCTATGGAATACCAGAAGAGCAAGTTACAGATAACCAAAGACAGCTTGCCAAGAGAGTCGTGCACGCCAGTAACTATGGCATGGGACCTATCACGTTCGCCAGGACAGCAGGGATTTCAGCAGCAGAAGCCAAGCGGTTACTCAACCAGTACTTCGCAACATACCCCGGTATCGCTAACTGGCACCTCGACATTAGGAACCAGCTCAATAAACGGCGTTACTTGGTTACACCCTTCGGGAGGAAGCGTTACTTTTACAACAGGTGGGGTGAAGACATCGTCAAAGAAGGGCTTGCGTACATCCCGCAAAGCACAGTTGCGGACATCGTCACGACGGGGCTTGCGTGTGCGCACAAGAAAGGGATTGAAGTGCTCCTCCAAGTCCACGATGCGCTGCTTGTCCAAGCGCCTGTTGAGCAAGGGGAAGAGATAGCAAGAAGCTTGAAGGAATGTTTGAGCATCCCACTTGAGATCAGTGGAAGGGTATTTACTATTCCAGTTGATCTCAAGATGGGAAGCTCGTGGGATGATTTAAATAAGCTCTAGTTATTCTTCCCATACGTAAAGAACTTACCGCATGGATAGATGTGCACCTGGGAGCTTTCAAAGAAACGCTCGGATGGTGCGGTATTGATGTTCTTGGTGGTAGGCTTTAGGAACAGGGCATATATCCCTACCATGAAGGCTATACTCACGCCTACATAGATCGCTCCGTTCTTAAGCCTATCGGCTATCCATCCGCTCATTTTTTAGGTTTCCATAGGTGAGGTAGAAGGAATGCTCCAACCAACCCTCCAATTACAGCTCCGATGTAAAAGTTAACGTCTAGTAATATCATGGGTTCTCCTTGGTTGTTAGTCAAGCCAATCCGGCTGACGTAATGCATTGAGGATGCTTTGGGCATTGCGCCCTATGTCATTGCGGTATTGTAGGTCGGGGGACTTCAAGTTACCGACGGTGCGGTACATGCGACGAACGCACTCATTCTCGTCATTGCCACGTGCAGTGACATATCCTACAAGCCCAGACCCATCGACGCTGTATGCTCCATCGGTGCGAGAGACGTCAGCAAGCCATAAGTGCTTCAAGTTACCTGGGACTATTCCAGTGATTGGCGCAGGCTCACGATTACCACGTTCGTATGGGTATGGAGGAGTGCTTATTTGCACACCGCATGCCCACTTGTCGGTGGCTTGGATGGGCTTTGAGGTTTCATCGAATAAGCGAAGGATAACATCTGATACAGATAGGTTAGTATTCTCGTACAGAAGCAGAGACAATGGATGTGCAAAGGATGCATGAATCTCTTTTACGCAGAAATTATCTCCATCAACCATGGTATGCAGATGAATGCCTCCACGGTGATTGACCTTCTTAAGCACGCGTTCTAGTGGTTCAACGAATGTATGGTATGTCTTAGGGGTTAGGCCTTTGAAGTTTCCTATCATGCCTGTACACATCAAGTCAGGGCCTGCACCACCTGGCATGAAGCGGCGATAGACGATTGAGGCATAGGAGGCTATGAAGGATGCTCCGTTAAACCAAGCACTTATGTACATATGGGTGCCTTGAGCTAGTGGGGTAGTTGACCAACCTAGAGAGGTGATGATTTGCTTGCGGTAATTCTCATCACTCTCTAGCATCGACGACCAGCGTGTAGGGCCTAGCACCTTAAAGCCGTGGCTGCGTACGTTCTCGGCTTCGGTGGTGTGAGCTAAGTTATCGTAGAGAGCTATATCAGGAACCCAAGACTCGTCTACAGCAGGAAACCGTATAAGACCGCGTCCGGCGGTGGAGAGGGTTGCAAAGCGCACGTCGTGGCCATCATTCTCAATTCTCATAGCAAGGCCTAGAGTTAGTCCAGTTTGTGAGACAAGTAGTACTCGCATAGTGCGTCCTTTCGCTTACTGCATTTGAGGGGTTTCTTCAAGTTGTAAATCTGATCCCATGTCGCTGCTTACATCCTTTTGATTGCGCCCTGTGATTTGCCTCACTGCACCATATCCTACAGCACCAGAGGTCATGCTGGCACGAAGCTGATTCAGGAGAAAGTTTCCCGCAGGAGAAGTGACATATTGAATAGTTTTGCTTGGTACAACAGGGCTTTTGCTTAATGTGCGCAAAAGTGCTGAATTTACTTTAGGGCTGCCTAAGCCAGCAGTTAGGACAGGAAATAGCCAGCCTACTTCTTTAGGAACGCCTGCATTAGAGGCTGCCCACCCAGCTGTGCCTGCCATAGTAACAGGGAATAAAGAAGGCTTCCATTGGTTCATGCCAGAAGCGCTTGAGATATCCATGACGGTGTCTAAGTATTTTCTAGGGGCATTTGTGTATTTAGATAGTATCCTATCGATGGTTTCTAAAGCAGTTTTAGAAGGTGCGTTGCCCGCAGTATCCATGTCAAAATACGAAGATAGCCGATTTCCAGCACCTTCTACAGCTTGAATACGCTCAGCACGTGTGAGGCTCTTGTTGTAGTCGGTTTTGAAGCCACCAAAAGCTTGTTCGGATTGTCGCTCAAGAGTTGAGTAGTCAGCCCAGGATTGTCGTGCAGGGATGTAGCGAGGATCTACTTGAGCTAAATCATCAAATACTCGGTCTGCCATAGCGCCTGCAGGTTTGTAATTGGTAGCGTGATTGCTGAGTGCAGTACGCATACGGGAGAGTTGATCGGAGGTAATAGGCTTGCCCTGCTTCATAGTATCTAGCAACTCTCCTAAAGTTTGTGTTGTAGGGCCAGCGGGAGCTTTATCGCTTAGCTCTTTAGTTGTCTTAACTGAGACAAGCTTGTGTCCTACATCAGTCTTCTTAGTCTTGACGGCTTCAGCTTTCTTGTAGTTAGCTCCAACCTCACTTGCGGTATCTGTGACATACTGTGTGGGTTTAGTGCCTGGAATGCTTAAGGTTTGCCCTTCACCCAAAGGAAGTTCAAGTGGTGGTTGTCCTGGACGGTATTGTTCAACAGTGCTTACCTTTGTTACAGGAGCCTTGATTTTGGATGCCATGCCTACAGGAAGCTTACGGATAGAGTCTGGGTCATCTACACGAGAGAGCATGTCTTCTATGTCCATAGATAGCTTTTGTGCTTGACCTTGGTAGACGGGAATGTTTTGTGCATCTGCATCTATTGACTTGTACAGCCTGTCAGCTTGGCGCTTAACGGATAGAACATCACGGGAGATTTGATTGGCTGTGTCTTGCCCGATATCAAGGAACTTTTCCATGTTATTAGTTGTAAGGTTTTTTCCTCCACGACCTATAATGTAGAAGATAGCCTCTTTAGATTTCTTAATAAGCGAAGATGCGGTCTTAGGAATAACGTTCTTAGCTAAGTTGCTTGTGATTGCTGAGCGTATAGTATTTGCGGCCTTACTACTTAGTTGCATAGCTTGACTGCCTGCAGCAAATGGGTCAGCAGCAGAGGCAGCAACTAAGCCTGCCAGGGATGCCATAAGCTCAGGCATGCCTAGCTTGGCTGCAATGTCACCGAACTCAATGCCTCGACTAGCAGGAAGGTAGGAAGGTAAGGATTTCTCTAAGCCCATGCCAAACATTTTATTAATTGCACCAGCTTCAGCACCTTCGATAGTTTGCCCAGCAGCGCCTAGAAAGTCTACGGGAACACTAAGGGCTCGTGTAGCAGCTACTCCTACAGAAGGAGCTGGACCAGAAGCACCTAAGTCGTGCATATACTGAGCCATCATGTCTTTACGGCCTGCTTGCCGGGTTGCTACAGCCTCATCTGAAGTTGGGGGTGCTTGTGTGGTAGACAAGTCGAACTGCTCCTCATTACGCATAGCATTACGTATGCGCACTTCATCGTATAAACTTTGCAGGTCTTCTGGAGCTTTGGGGGCAACTTCAGACTGCACTTGAGAATACAGATCTTCTAAGCTCTTGTCAGCCATCTTAGTTTCCTTGCTTTTTATGTGCGTCATCTAAGAAACGGTTTATTTCAGCGTCTGTCTTGCCTAGCTCTCTAGCTCGACGAGCAAATTCTACATCTGTGTTTACAGTTTGTAATGCTTGATTAACAAAGCTGGTTCTGCGAGCTCCATCTACATCAGGATTTCCTGTGGAGGGAAGCTTGAATAGAGTATTTAGTCTGTCAGTCAGAAGCTTGTTAGTGCGCCTTGGGTACATAGGGCTGGGAAGCATCTTAAGTGCAGCTTCCTTATCTGGTTCTGTGGGACGCCCGCCGTTAATGAAATCAGCAAGTTGAAGCGCTAATGGGTCGCGTTGTTGTTCTAGTGCAGACATATTACTATCTGCAGTAACATAAGAAGATGCTTTTCCTATACCACCTTTAAATAGGGACTCAAGCTTAGTAGAAGAAGGTCCTCCTGTTTCACGTATTGCACCACTAACAGTAGAAAGATAACCCTTCAAAGAGTCTTTAAGGGAAGCCATATCTACGGTTTTCTTACCTACACCAGAGCCTACAGCAGTAGCTTCTGCTTTAGCTTGATTAGCAGCAGGGCTCACGAAGTTCATGGAGCCACCGCCGGGAAGAGGTGCGGTGAAGTCTCCTGGCATGTAGTCGTCGCCTGTGGCACCAGTGTTGCCATTGACCATTCCTGCACGCATCTTTTTCATGAAAGCACCTGGGTCATTATAGTAAGCTGCTTCTGCACGGTATTTCTCACCTTGTCCTTGTTCAGAACGCATTTGTGCCCCACGGAGTTGGCCTTCTGTGGCGCTACCAGGCTCAGGCTTAGCATTACGCAAGTTCTCGTAGACCTCATTATTCTTCTCTTGTGTATCAGCCATATCAGACATCATGGTTTGTGCGTCACCTTGATATGGGCCATCTTTGAGGGCTTGCAGGAACACAGCTTTAGCATTAGGGTCAGTTGTTTCGATGATCTTCTGCTTAAAGTCTTGAAGCTTAGCCCAACGCTCGAACTTGGCTTTCTCCTGATCCGTCTGTGCATTTTGCGCCAATATCTTGTAATAATTGGATGTAAGTTTTAAGCTTTGCATCTTGTATATAGAGTCAGCAATATCTTTACTAGCGTCTAGAATTTGCTTTTGCCCAGGGTCTTGTTGGTAATTAATCACTTGTGTTGTTGGCATATAATCTCCTTATCCAGCCATTGTAAACATAGCAGCCTTAGCTGCCTTGTTTGCTGCTGATGTTCCACCAGGGTAAGCTGTGTTTGCTGTTGTATTAGTTTGGAAGCCTGGTGCAGTTCCAGAACCTCCTCCTTGAAAGCTGCTGGCTATGTTGGCAACGCCTTGCGCTGTAGCCATAATATTTCCAAAGGTGGTTGGCTCTTGTATCGCACTCCCTGTCGATATACCTAAGAACTGCAAGGCTTGATTGATGGAGTTCTGCTTCATTTCGTTACCCTTAATAAAGGACTCAAAGTCACGGTCTAGACCTGCTTGTTTAATAGTACGAGGAATCTCTTGGATACCAGCACTTGTCTGGAAGTAGTTAGCTGAGCCAGTTAAGGCATTAAGTGCACGATCTTTTGCAGACTCACGAGCTTCAAAGCGTTTCTGGAGGATCTGGTTTTGCATATCACCATAGCCACGGGAGATCATATTAGCGCGCCCAGTGTTGCTGTATGGGATCTCTTGACCGATGTCACGCTCATAATTCTGCATAAAGTATGAACGCTGTGGGTCAGCTATCTCAGAGTTGAATTGCTCATTGAACTTGGGGTCATTGTAGTCTCCTAAGTCAGCGTAGGTTTTACCAGCAACGGCATTTATGCGAGCGTTGTTAGCAATTACATCCTGCGTGCCAGGGTCAATAGCTGCATTTCGATTACCCCCATACTGAAACCCTTGGTCGATGTTGTTAAGCAGGGTGTTGCCAAGTGACTTATTTACTTGGATCTGCTCGGGATTAAGCGTGCCGTATGGATCTTTCTTAAGTTCTGAAAACCAGCTTCCCATGTGTGCTCCTTAGGTAGTTGAAACTGAAATTACAATCCCTGATGTAACAACAATGTGACCACCAGATGCTATGACAAAAGTACCAGATGTCCCGTTAATCGCTGTTGCAACAGTAAAGGTATTGTTAAACTGCCCTCGCGCAAAGTCTTGAAGCGCACCACGTAACTTGTTGAAATACTGGTAAAGCTCAGGGTTCTCTGTACGCATAGCTTGTGGAGGCTCTGGTATTACTAGGATATCTCCTGTTGGTAGTGTGATGCCCATTATTGGTTAGCTCCTGGAATAAAGTCTACCTTAGCGTACTTGATACCGATGAACTCGTTTTGTCCTGTATTTACCACGCGTGCCCTAAAGTATGGATTAGAAACATCTACATCAAAAGGATAGCTTGTAGCACCAGGTACGATGGTAATAGGAGAAGCGCTGAATGGCTGAAATGTACTTCCCCTATCAGTTGAGAATAGCACATCTGCGGTACCATTCCCAAAAACATTTAGGGTAAATCGCTGCCAGCGCTGTTCTGTTACTAAGTTCTCGACGTAGTTAGCCTCTAGTGGGTCTTGCGAATATCCAAACTTGGTGCGATTTCCTACAAGGTCAGGAGTTTCATATATAAAAGTTTGCGCGACATCTGTGCCTGTTTGGCTTAATGAATAGCGTGCTATATCATGCTTGACGATACGGCCAGAGGGGTCACCAAAGAGTTTAACTTCCGCATCAACACGTACGACAGCTTCACCAAAAGTCCAGTTTTGCGCACCAATAGGTCCTACAAGTTCGCCGATGGTTAGTCCTGTACGACGAGAAAAGCGTCCTGATGCGGAGTGCTGGCGAATCTTGCGTGTCCAGGCGTCGTCTGCAACACGGTAGACCCAACAGACGTTAGGCTCTGTGGCAGTTCCGGTAGGCACATTAATGGAGAGTTCATTCTCGCGTGGATCAAAGTCTAGGAATGCCGTGTTTATGAATTCACGATTGATCTCAGAGAAGAGAGCTTGCTTAATGGGATTGCCTATAGGGCGTAAGTCGGAGCCTCCAGCGAAGGCGTAGACATTATCTTGGCTTAGAAAATAGTTGACATCAGAGTAGCTAATTGCAGTACGACGTCCTGGTGTTCCTATTCCTGGAACTACCTTTTGGAAGCGCCACACCTCGTCTCCACCTACCCAGAATTGATAGTGCACACAATGTTCAAAGTAAAGTGCCGCACCTCCCGATAATGGTACAGCGCATTTAAGCTCCCCTTCACCGTCTTGAATGTCTATGCTGCCTGCAACGCCGGAAGCGAAGTCAGTAGTTGCTGCTGTGTAAGTCAAGACGCCTTTCTTAGACCAGCGGACACGTTTGTAGAACTCTGAACCATTCTCAAAGGTGTGGTATAGCAAAAGATGGTCTCGCATGGAAAGGAGGGACCATGCTGAGTACGTTGTAGGACTTACAGCGGATGCCATATTTGTTCCTGTTGCGGAGAAGGAGGATTTTACTTGCAGGGGAGCGAGGCCATTAGAATATATGTAGGCATCGTTGTGCATGACGCCTGACCAGAAATCAGCATATGTGCCAGCGAAGGCTTGTCCGTCGCTGACGTAGCCATCTAAGCCTGCGGTGTATTTAAGTACAGATAAGGGGGTGTGCACCTGCAAGAGGCTTGAGTTTGGAAATTGCGCCTCAAATAAGAATGTGGGAGCACCTCCTGTTATGACAGCAGCAGAACCTGTAGCAAAAAGAGAGGTGCCATACTCTTTCTGATTGACACCATAGTAACACTTGTTGTTTTGCACATTACCAAAAGGCATGGCACGGGCGTCTATCAGGTCTGTGGGAGCATCTGATTTTATGCCGAGTGTTGGATTAAAGATATCTAGTGAACGATGTCGTTTAGCCATCATGTCCCCGTTGGTGTAAAGTTTATCGCAGCTCCTGCCCCACTAGCAACAGCTACAGAGTAGTAATAATTCTTTTGCACTGGGAATGTAAAACCAAGACTTACACCTGCAGCGCCTGCTACAAAGACGCCGTAATGCTGATGTACAATTGTGCTGGGTGTAGCAGATGCATCGCATTTACAGACGACACTGGTGTTGGCGGAGGTGAGGGCTGTATAACCACACACTATCCCGTCGCTGGTAGCTTGATATGTAGTTGCAAAGCTTTTAGATACTTGTGCTCCGTATGCGGGAGCTGAAGACCAAACAACACCAGTACCTCCAGTAGATGCTGTAAGGATCTGGCCGCTTGAGCCGATAGCTAAAGCACGGACTGTGTTGCTTGCACTTCCTATAA